AGAACCTGCGCAGCGTGTCGCGGTAGTCGATCTGGCTGCGCTTCATGCGGTTCACCAGTTCTTCGATGGCGACGGGCAGTTTTCCTACGGAACGGGCAGCGTTCGCGGCCATCATGACCTTGCTGTCGATGTCAGCTTCCATCTGCTTGACCTCGGCATCAGACATGGACTGTCCTTCGTCTCCCTTGGCATCCTGCACCTCACCCATGCCAGCGCCAGCCGACATCTTCTGCTTGGCGTCCTCCGGCAGGCGGTCATAGATCGCCTCGGCTGACAGGCCAGCATACTTGATGTCATACAACCTGCCCTCTGGCAGCTTGAACCCGGCTTCAAGCAGGATGGGGTTGATGGCGAGGTCGCAGGCGATGTTCCACAGTTGCGGATCGCGTTCGCCGCGCCGTAGCATGTGCTTGAAGGTGACATGGCACACCTCATGCGCCATGACACCCAGCAACTCCGGCTCATCTGTCTCGCCCACGAACGCCTCGCCCCACATGATCGACTTGCCATCTGTCGCCATAGTGGGGATGTCGGCAGGCACCACCTTCAAGGACAGTGCCACGCTCCCAAAGAAGGGATGCGACAGCACCAGCCTTGTGATGGCCCGGGATATTTTAAGTTGCGGTTCCATGCTTCACCTCAAAGCATCAGGCTACGGCCATCAGCCATAACCCATTTACGGAAGGCCTCGACCTGCTTGATGCTGGGGTCACGGCTGACCGCATCCTTCAGGGCAAAGGCGGCGAACTCTTTCTGCGGGATGCGCGTCAGGTAGCGGATGACGTTGCCCACGTTCGACTTGGTGGCGCGTGACGACAGCGCTGCGCAGATGGCGTACAGAACCGCCGGGTTGCTCGGCACATCAGCGGCTTCCGGCTTGGCGATCAACTGGTCGATGTCCGGTACGCTTTCGTAAAGCTGCATGAAGCCATGGAAGTCAGCCGTTGCGGCGCGTCCGACCTGACCTGCCAGCGCTTCAAGTTCGCACACAGGATCAAGGCCCCAGCCGAGGATCGAACTGACACGCTCCCAAGAGCGGGGTGACGGGGACGCATTGGCGTCCCGGTCGAACTTGTGCAGCCACTCAGGGCGAAAGCGCAGGAAGGCGCAGACCCTGTTGTCCACCTTGTTGGCGAAGAAGTAGGCGATGGTGTCTTCGAGGTCGGCTTCGACCTCAAGGAACATCAGGCGGTCCTTCAGGTGGCTGGGCATGTTGTTGGTGCCAGCACGATCAGAGGTGCGGTTGCCCGCAGCAACGACCACCCAACCATGAGGCAGGCGATGCTGGCCAACCCGGCGCTCGTTCACGATCTGCGCCGCGATGTTCTGGTTGGCCACGGGGGCCTGCGGTAGTTCGTCCAGAAACAGGATGCCCTCGCCGTCAGTCGGCATCCAGTCGGGGCGCAGGCGGTGCATGGTGTCGCCGTCCTTGGTCGGGACAGGCCAGCCTGCCAGTTCGCCAGCGTCATACTGGGCGAGGGACAGGATGCGGCACTCAAGGCCACGCTTCGCGGCCTCATCCTTGACCGAGGTGGTCTTACCAATGCCCGGACCCGAGATCAGGTAGGGGACAACGTACTGGGCGTCACGCCCATCACGCAGGGATACGGCGAAGTCGATGGCCTTGGCCACGATGTTTTGTGCTTGGGAAAGTTTCATGGTTATGCCTCCATAGCATTGATGATTGCTTTGATTTCGTTGTCGATCCGGTCTTGTTCGTGCCGGGTGCTGATGTGGAACGATTTGTTTTCGAGCATGTTGCGCTGCTCACGCAAGGCAACCACCCGAGGGTCTTTGTCGGCCAGCGCCCGCTGCTTTGCGAAGCGGCGGGAAACGCGGACGCTTGCATGCGCATCCTTCATGGCGCGGGACAGTTCTTGCTTGCTGACGGGGCCATAATACCGCCGTGACCAGTGGTCTTGCGCGATCCAAAGCCATGCCAGCTTCATGGCCGCGCCACGCTGCATGTGGTCGAAGTTCACGCCTTGCAGGCGCGTGATGTTGTCCAGTTCCATTACAGTCTCCAGTTGCTGGCACAGATGGGGCCGATCCCCATCTCAATTGACACAGGGTCAGTCAGTTGCCGACCACAGCATGAGCATTGCCCCGTGACCTTGCCGTGCTTGACGGCCTCACCCCGGGGGTCTTTTGCTACGGCGACCACGGCGTCGGCGGTGGCAGGCGCACAGGCTGACGACGGCACGAACACGCCAGCGATGATCTTGCCCTGATAGTCCGGGCCGCGCTTGACGTAGACGGCACCAGCGTTCTTGCCGTGGGCGGGTGCCATCGAAAAAGCCAGCTCAGCCGCCCGGAAGACGGGCCGCTTGACCTTGGCGCTGTCTAGCAGGCTCTTGATGCGCGACACATCGACCGACCGCTGCATGGTGGCCTTGCGCTGCGCGGTGGCGTCAACCTTGCGGATCATCCGCTCGGCTGCGTCCCACTGTTTGTCGGACAGGTCACCCTTGCGCTGGTATTGGGTTACCAGCGAATGGGCGAAGCTGTTCCACTCGGTCATGCCCTTCAGGCCGACCATGATTTCATCGTACTCCATGACTTCCATCTCACGCTCCGATTTGTTCGTTTGAACTTTTCACCATGCGTCTGGCATGGACAGCATGACCCACATGATCACGCCCATCACCGCCACGAAGGCGATGCCGTCGAGGATGTCCTTCATGCGAACACCCCCTCAATTTCGCAGGCCTGAAACAGCATCCGCATGTCGGCGCTGTCGAACCGCTTGCCGTTCTGGTTGGGCGGGTAGGACCGGATCACGCTGCTGCCAGCGACATCCTTGTGCTTCCACTTGACGGGCTTGCCTGCCCGCTTCATGGCCAGCATGAACACCGCAAGGTCCACATCCTCTTCGAGGTAGACCAAGGCCCGGAAGCCATGCACCCGGGCATAGCTGAACGGCGAGATGTCGGACAGGTAAACCCCAACCCGCATCATGTCTTCGTATGGCACTTCCAGCCAGCCATGGCCGTCATCGTGATGGAACGTGTAGGTCATGTCGTTTTCTCCTCTTTTCCCCAGATCAGCACCTTGCCGATCACCTTTGACCGCCGATCTGTGCGGCCCAGAATTTCCTTGATGAAGTACGCTTCGAGGTCTTCGAAGGTCTCGAACTCGCAGCGGATGTATTCTTTCCCATGCGCCGCGATGGTGGACTGTTTGATGTACATGACACCCCTCAAAATGGTGGTTCCTCGCCAGCGTAGGATGGTCGCCACGCTGGCGGGCTTTCAGGTTTCGGTGGCTGTGGCGGGGGCAACAGGCCCATCCGCCGCAGCTCAAGTTCAAGGTCGGGCGACATCAGAACTCGCCCAGACCCTCGGCCACGAAGGCTGCGACCGCAGCATCTACGGCCTCGTTTTCGTCGGCGGCGGAAGCGGCAGCGGCCTTGGCACCATCGCTGTTGCGGAAGGCCTCACGCGCAGCCATCAACTCGCGGAAGATGTTCTGGAACTCATCCAGATTATCGTCATCCAAGCCGTCGCGGAAGACGTTGCCCTGCACGACCTTGCCGTCTTCGTCCTTGGCCTTGGACCACTTGCCGACAACCTTTTCGGCCAGCATCTGGGCCTTGGACATCTCGCCCTCGCCGCTGACCAGCTTGGCCAGCTTGTTTTCGCTGGTCACGCCTTCGACATCGAACATCTCGCGGACCATCGACGGGGTGGCTTGGCTGGCGAAGCCAAACTTGCGGATCGCACCCACGCTGTTTTCGAGGTAGCGCTTGGCGGTGGCTTCCTTGCAGCCACCTTCGATCAGCAGGGCTTCCTTGACCTGCTTGGCCACGGCGCGGGGCAGGTTGCCTTTGACCAGCTTGACGCCAGCCAGCGAAGCGATCAGTTCGCAGTAGGCACCGATCTTGCGGGCGTTGGCCTGTTCGTTGTTGACCTTGCTGTCGGCCTTCAGGCCAGCGATCTCGGCCTCAGCCTGCGCGATGACATTGACGGTGTCGGCGGCGATTTGGAAAGAAAGTTTAGACATCTGGGTTCCTCCATCTGGCTGTCTAAAAACGAGGGTGATCCTCGGGATGCCAGCCCCGCAGGGCTGGTCACCGGAAGGTCACGCTGCCTCGGGCAGGGCGTTGGGACGCTGGCAGGCGATCTGCTTGGCCATCACCGCGAAGGCGGCGGCGGCATGCTTGGGCAATGATGCCCAGCCAAAGCTACAGCACACCGACACGCCGTCCTTGCTGATGACCACATCACCCACCGACAGCGACCGCAGCCCCCGGCAATGGTAGATGGGCTGGACACCCGTGTCGAACGGCGCACCGTTGTCGTAGTCGAACACGGCATCGATGGACTTGGCTTCGACCGTCAGCCCGTGCTGGTAGAGGCCCAGCAAAGCGGCGCACATGACATGCATGGGCATCTCGTGGTTCTCCGCCTTGGCGAAGGACATACGGCTGTACGCAGCGCCCTCTGGCGATCCTGCCCAGCCGTGGGCGTTGACGGCAGCGCTGACAGCGTCGGACAGGTGCAGCTTGTAAACATGGTAGAGCATGGGTTTTCTCCTCAGTATTTTTTGGCAAAGTGACGAAAGGCGATTGCCCGCACATCATCCTCGGCTAGGCTCGAGGCCTCGGCGTGGCGACGGCAGCAGAACTCGAACAGTTCTTCGTAGCGGTCAGCCTCGTATTGGTTGCCGTCCTCGATGGCGCGACGCTGTTTAAGCTTAGCGGCGATAGCGTTGTGAAAGTGCATCATGTCGTTTTCCTCCATCCAAATGAAACCACTGATGCAGCCCCACAGGGCTGCACTATTGTTTCACCTCAAAAGCACCTCTGCCGTTCTCTGGGGGACCAGCCAGCGCAACGCTGAACCGTTGTGTCCCTTCCGATACCAGACCCCGTTTTAAGACGATCACCTGAGCATCAGTGCTGCACCCCGTTTGGTGGGAAGACCCCGCTTCGTGGGCCGATCAGACTGCCGGGCGTTGCCCCTGTCCGATCCGCGCTAGGCGAGAACCTGATCCTGCTGGCCATGCGAAGCCTTTATCTCAATTCCGCTGGATCGTGGCGGCGGTGCCGGGGTCAGGGTGGGGGGGCCAAGCGCCGCGCCGTCCCTTCCGACACCATCCTTGTACGCGACCTTAAATTCCCTTGTCAACACCTAAATGAACCTAAAGTACCCTTATCATATCAGGGAAGCCCAAAGCCCTGTGAAACAAGGCCTGTCCGGTGTAGATTAGTTCCATCGAACTTTTCCGGAGACGCTGGCCCGGATCATGCCAGCGCAGCAAACAGGTGGATCATGACGCAACCCAAAACCCCGAAAGCCAAGCGCAGCGCCTTGAAGGTGGTAGCAGGCACAGAAGTAGGACAGGCACAAAAGCCAAAGAGGCCACCACCCAAGGGCAAGTCTCCACTGCAGCCCAATGGCCTCACAGCCAAACAAGAGGCCTTCGCCATCGCCATCTTCAATGGGGCCAATTTCAGTGAAGCCTACAGGGAAGCATACGACGCCCAAAACATGCAGCCTGCCACCATCCACAGGCAGGCATATGAACTGGCCATCCACAGCAAGGTCGCAGCACGGTTGGATGAGCTGCACAGGGAAAGGGAGCAACAACGGCGCATGCAGTCGCTCTCTCGAAGCGATCTGGTTTTGAAACAGCTCACCGATCTGGCCCTGTCGCCTGATGTTCAGGACGGGGCGAGGGTCCGCGCTTTGGAACTGCTGGGCAAGTCTGTCGCCCTGTTCACCGACCGGGTGGAGACCGAGGACAAGACGGATCGCACGGCGGATGAGATCGAACGCGACCTGACCGAAAAGCTGCGGCGTCTCGGGCTGGCCTGAGGTTTCGGGCGGGGGGGATGACGGGGGGGTGGTCATCGTGGCATCGACGGTGGCCATGGTGTCAACACGCTCGAAATGGCACCGATCGCGATATCTGCCGCGTTGGTTTCGGGTGATCTTGACTTGGCCGCGCACCATTTTACCACGTTTCTCGACGAAATGATTGCGGCTCCGAACCTTTCGCTGCTGGTTATATTGAAAAAATATGCGGAATTGATAGGCAATCCTGCAGCGATCCGCAAAACAACGACCAGGCTGAACAATCTGGTCGGTGAAGTTGGATCAGAGCG